GTTTTTGGTGCCATCGCTGGTGCTCTTGCCTTGGCCCCCCTGTCTGCACGCGCAGATTGGTACGTCAACCCTGAGCTGAATGTTGGTGTTGGTTTGGATTCTGGCGTTGGCTCCGGCATCCTTGAAGGCCATGTCGGTTACGACTTCGACAATGGCGCTTACATTCAGGCTGGCCCTGCCGTGGTCTTCCCTGATGCTGGCGAAAAGGAAATCGAGTTCACTGGCAAGGCTGGTGTGAGCGGCGGCCCTCTTTACGGCGAGGTGTCCTTCAGCACTGGTGATGATTTTGGACTTGGCTTCAAAACTGGCGCCAAGTTCTCTTTCTGAGTTACCTTCTGGTTGGAACCTCACACGTTTCGTGGCCCCTTTGTAGGGGCCTTTTTCATATGCAAAAGGTTTACAACTTGCTGGGTGTCCTTGGCTTCACCATTTCAACATCCCTGGCTGTGATGGGTGTGATGGCCTACACGCGTGTTCCTTCAATGATGAAGCTTTATCTGAGTGAGATGAAGCTTGAACTGACGGAATCAATCCTCAAGCAGGTGCCTGTTCCTGAAATGCCTGAAATGCCAAAGCTGCCAACGGAGACAGGCCCTGCAATCACGTCACCATTTTAGTGTTGGCGGTTGGATCGTCGTCATGAGCTTCAGGCCCGAAGCCTTCAGCCTTGATTTTTGCCATATCAAGTTCTGGCGCGGGTGCCTCTTGTTTCTGCTCAAACGACGCAAGCCATTCCCGCAGTGAATCACCAGTTGGTGTTCCCTTTGGCCATTTGACCCATTTCAGGATTGCTTTCGGCTCAGTGAATGGCCTAGCAGTTTTGCCTGACATGACGGTGTAAACGACAGGCGGACCTTCACGCCTGCGGTTACGTTCAATCCACAGCTGGCCAGCAGTAAACCGCTCTGCCTTCATGGAAATCCGTGAAATCGTTGTGCCTGAGATTAACTCGGCTGTTGACTTGCCACAGGTTGCAATACCGCAAGCGCCACCAATAACTCTGGACATTGGTGTGCCGGTGATTGAGTTGCCGCACTTCAACCCCATGGACATGGAGCCTGAGGTTGAGCCGCAGCCTGTGAAACCTGCAAGGCCAAAGCCTGCAGATCCCCCACCAGCTGCAAAACCGCCGCCGGTCAAGCTCCCCAAAAAAGAACCACCAGCAGCAACAGCACCAGCGCCAACAGAACAACCACCTGTCGAATCAAAGCCACTGACTCAACGCATTGTTGAGGCGATTCCAACCATTCCGCAAGCGGTCAACACTGCAGGGACATCAGCTATTGCTGTGTCAGCAGCCTTGGCAACCCCAATCCTGCTCAAAGCAATCAGGCCGGCGATAAAGAAGTTGGCGAAGAAACTTCAGCAGGCAATCGGCAAAAAACCGAAACCAGAAAGCGTCAGGGAGCGGCGGAAGTTCCAGAGGTCGTTACGGAAATAGGATGGGTGTGGGGAAGGGGTTGGTGTGCCCGCACATCACGGCACACCTTTTCATAAGGGCTGCCCTTTGCAAAGCGGATGCCCTTCATCATCAGCTCCCCACAGTGCTTGAGTCTCGAGATCTCAAAGTCCAGCCGTTTATTGGCTAGCAACTGTTGCTGAAGTGCCAGCTGCGTATCCACTGCTTCTTTGCACCTGCGCTGCAGGCCCTGATCTAGCGGGATGGTTGCCTGAATGGATAAACCCAGGTTCCAGTTGTGGTTGTCTTTCTGTCCAGTTCTTGTGTCCTTGAAAAACAGGACATCACCTGGGTTGTCCAGCCTGCCGTCATCATCTAAATCACTCAGGTCATAAACCGGGTCTGGGTAGCTGTATTCGTAAGGCAGGCCCCATGACTTGGTTCTGTTCAGGTATGGCGTCACTGTCAGGGTCGGGCCTTGGCATTGGATGTTCCCGCCGTAGGTGTTGGTGATGGCGGAGCCTTGCAGGATCTGCACTGCCTGATTGGAGACAGAGCCGCTGCTGGTTGCGGTTGGGCTTGCGGTTGCAGATATGCCGCCAACGTCTTGGGCGTTGACTGGTGTTGTGCTGATTATTCCGAGAAGGATGAAACCGTATCCGTAACGCTTGTGATTTCTGTCACGCGTTGGATGGTTGTCACATTGGAAAGCCCTGGCCCTTTGAGGCTTTCGACGAACTGAAAGGCTTCTCCAGGCTTGACGATTGACCAGTTGGGCCGTTCTCCTAAAGAGGTCCATCCGTTGACCGTTGTGTTGGAGACGGGGTTGATTGCACCGTCTGGAGCAATGTTCACTCCGCTGGCACTGTATTCAAACCCCGTTGAATAGTTTTCACTGACGATTGTCTCAGTGACCTTGCTGGTTGTTTCTGTATGGCTGGACATTGTGCCCTGAGTGAACTGAGGCACCACAGGCACGGCGCAAGCTGCTGGCGCAGAAAGCAACAGCAGCAAAAGCCAACGCATCAATCCACTTCAATGCTGAGGACGACTTGGCCAGTGGCAGTGGTTCCAGCGCCACCGGCTGTGATGGTCATTGCCCCATCTGATGCGATCGTTCCAGCCAAGCTCCCAGCCACACCGCCTGAAGTGGTCGTGGTGTTGCCAAGCATCGGCAGGCTGGTGACTACACCGCTGCTCACTGAGGTTGCCGTTGGGGTGGCATCACCTTCAATGTAGGACTCGCTGTAGCTGAAGGCGTCCCCTGCTGTTGTGATGCTGTAGGCACCTGGCGTATAACCCACAGCAGAACCAGCAGTGAGAGTCCCGAGGACAGGAGCAGTGTCCAGAGTGACGTTGCT